GCCCGAAACGGGGCCGCCGAGAACGGCGACCCCGACTTTTCCCTGACCGACGATGGGCTGCGCGTCGTCAGGCGTTATTCCCCCGTCACGGTGACGGTGCAGGTCGCGGTGTAGCCGTTGTCGGTGGTTACGCTGATCACGCTGGTGCCGGCCGCAACGCCCGTGACCACGCCGTCAGCCACGGTGGCTTTGCCCTTGGTCGCGGAATCCCACGTAAGCGTCGGGTTCACGCCGTAGGGAAGGATCGTGGGATTGAGCGTGATGGTGCCGCCCGCCGCCACGGTCGCGGTCGCGGGCAGGAGGATCCCCTGCGCGCTGTTGGCGTTGTCGCCCGCAAACACGGCGGAGGTGGTGGGCACGGTGCCGTCGATGCCGATCAGCACAAACGCCTCGGCGATCAGGGGCTTGCCATCCCAGCGGACGGTGCCTTTGAAGACCGTCTGATCGCTCAGGAAATGGAAGTGCTCGGAGGAGGCGTATTTTTCCCCGGCGCGCTCCACCATGCGATAAAGGTCGAAATAGCCCATCAGGATGTTGTTGTCAGGAATGATGCTTTCCGGCAGAACCTCGATCAAGCCGCCGATCACGGGCATGGTTCCGTTCACGCCGGAGGTGATCGCGCCGGAAGCGTCCACGCTCATGGCGTTCGCCACGATCTTGCCGTACGTGTTCTCGTTCATTACCCAAAGTTTTTCACCGCGGGAATAAGCGCCTTTGGCGTAACCGGCCGCAAGCGCAATCTGCTGGAAGAGCGCGAGTCCCGTGTAGGTGTTGGCAATGATTCTAATGTTGGTTTCGTGCAGATCGCGCCACGGACGTGCCGTGGCTGGATAGTCGCTCGGCGCCTGCGTCTGCGCAAGGCGGGGAATAATGCCCATCGGCTTGAGAACGCCGGTGCCGTAGAGAATCGTTTTGTCGTCGGTATAGCCGATGCTCTGGCCGATGGTCGAAAGAATTTCGGCCATGAGGTCAATGTCGCTGTCCTCAAGGTTCGCGTTGCAAACGGTGAAGAAGCCGCCGAGCTTCCAGCAGCCAAAGCTATCCTGGTAGAAGGTCATCGTCAGCGCGTTGAGGTTCGCGCAGCATTCGGTCCACACCGCCTCCGGAATGTCGCCGGTGATCAGGATCCTTGTTTCACCGCTCACACGGGTGACTGTCACACGGCCGTAAAGTTTTGAATACCGCAGAACGTTTTCGCGCAGCAGCCCCAGCATCACCTCGGGGATCGTCAGCCCAACGTTCTCGATCGATCTGACATTGCTCTGCTGCGAACCAATGCGCAGATAGCTCCGCACATTTTTAAGGAAGTTCTGCACGTCGTCGCGCTGTACGATCTCGTTGATCTGCGCGCGGGTCATCGTGCCGAAGACCAGCGCCCGCGCCGCTCTGTGTTCTCTGTTTTCCATGTTTCTGTTACCTCTTTCCTCGTTGTTCTCGCTGCCGCCGTCGCTGCCCGCTGCGGGCTCCGCCGCCGGTTCGGTGTTCTGCGCGGCTTCCTCCGCCGCAAGTTCTGTTTCAAGCTCCGAAATGGAGCGTTCCAGCTCGCCGATGGCGTTCTGGTGCTCGGCTTTTTCCGCTTCATATGCGGCAATCAGCTCTTCCACGCCGCTGCGCTGCTCGTCGGTCTCCACCTCGTCGATCGCCGCCGTCAGCTCCGCCTCCCGCGTCGCGAACTCGGCGTCTCTTGCCCGCAGCGCTTCCAGATCGCGCCGCGCGTTTTCAATCTGCCGCCGCAGCAGCAGTGCTCTCAGTGCCATTTTCTCAGGCTCCTTTCAGTTTGTTCTTGGCTTGTGCCTTCCACGCTTCCAGCCGCCGCGCCTGCAGCTCGTCCCGCTCGCGGGATCTCGCCGCCACGTTTGTTTCCTCGTAGGCCGGGAATGTACAAACCGAAACCTCAAACAGATTGACGTCCGTGATTGTCCAGTGGATCGAGCCGTCGTCCCGGAAATCGGTTTCCTGGCCGACGATCTCAAAACCGAACGAGCATTGGTCCACGTCGCCCCGCTGCACCCGCTCCCACGTGTTAACGGCATCCTGATCGTTCGGATTGATCAGGATATCTCCCCACAGTCCGCGCGTGTCTTCCCGCAGCTCCAGCGTGTGCGCCTTCGTTCTGCCGAGAACAAGCGTTGTGTCGTGATTGGTCAATGCCCGGACGTCTCCCGTTAAGGTCCGGGAAAAAGCGCCGGGCGCGACGCTTTCCGTCATGCCCGGCGCGATTTCGTAAATCGAATTGAAAACGGCAAAATAGCCCGACAGATGTCGCCCGCCGTCTTCGTCCTGCCGCGTTTCAAATGCGGTCATTACCGTCCGCACCTGCCGCAGGTCCCGTTCTCTTTGTTCGGTGTTCATTGTTTTTTCTCCTCTCTCATCGGGCAGCGGGCCGCCTGATCGGTCAGCACCCACCACCCGACGCATGGTTTATATCTTTGATGACCGCACCGCCCCCCGGTGCGCTTGCAATTGATTTTCATTCCCGCCGCGTAAACCGCGTGCGGGCATTTCAGTTTCTCAGGCTCCATCGCTTTGCACCAGCTTTTTCTGCTGCCCCGCCATATCCACCGGGATATAGTTTTCCAGCCGCACGTAGTCTTTCAGGCCCGCCGGCGCCATGTGCATCCGGTCGCGCCACTCGTCGCCGTTGACGTAGCCGCGGTCCGCGCCCGCCAGCAGGATGTTCGACATTGCCGAAAGATCGTAATCCAAAAGGCTCCAGAAGTTCATTTGGAGATACCATTTCGGGTTGATGATCAGCGCCCGCGTGAGCGCCTGCTGGATGTTCTGCACGATGCTCCGAACCTTCGTTTGCACAAAATTGTTCCACTCGAGCTGGTTATAAGCGCCCACGCCGAGCAAAAACGCCGGGACGCCGATCACGCTCGCGACCGTCTTTTTATCCAGCTCCACGTTGTCCTTGATCGCGAGGTCGTTGAGCGAAAGCGGCCGCACCTGCTCCACGCTGAATTGCTCCGCAGGGATCAGCCACGGGTCGCCGGTGCGGCTGGGCCGCACGTAGCTTTCCAGCAGCTTATCTCTGCCCTCCGGCGTTGAAAACTCATCTGTTAAGCCGTCCACCTTCACAATGATCGATGGTTTCCACTCCGATCGCATGAACGCGTTTTCCGTCGCCGCCGCCTGTTTCAGATTTTTTGCGATGTCCTTCAGCTGCACCGTGACGCCCCGGCCTTTCCACGGATACTGCCTGTCCGGATTATAGACGATATGCACTACGCTGTCCGGGCGCCGCTCCACGCCGTCAATGACGACGCGGTAGTCCCTGTAGCTGCCGCCCACGGGATTAAAACTCACCCGCCCGGCGCTGATCGGCTCAAGGCTTTTAAGCAGCCCCGCGTTTGTGTGCGGCACGATCACGCTGTTGCCGTTGCCGTAAAGCATCAGGTTCATGGCGATCGCCGTCATCCACTGCTGCCGCGTCATGGTGCCGTTGGGCGTGATGTCGATCGTTCGGCTGAGTTCGTTCTGGATCCGCACGTCGCCCTTGTCGGTGTTCGCCATCAGGTAGATGGTCATGCTCCCGATCAGCTCCGCGATCCTGAGGCACGCCGTCATGATTTCCGGATTGTCGCTGAGCCGCACGTATTCGCTGCAGGTCAGGTCGTCAAAATCGTCCTTGAGTAAAAACGCCGCCATGCCGCCGCCGAGGGTCCCGTTGACGGCGACACCCGCGCTTCTTTTCTTGACGATCACCTGCCGCCCGCCGGTCTCCGCCCGCGGCACCCGTCTTGCGTTTATCAAATCACACTCACCTCGTTATCTTAAAATATCCGGCGGACGGATCCCGAGATAGTCGCAGATCACCGCCGCCGCCGCCGTCCAGCCTACGCAGATCTCGGCTTTGTACCCCTGCACCCGCAGCCGGCCGAGCCATTTCTTTTGCGCCTCCGTTGGTCTGCCGCCTTCGGCCTTGAGCTCGATGAAAAGTCCGTGGTAGCCGCTACGTGCCACAGGCAGGCACAGATCCGGCACGCCGGCGCGAACGCCCTGCCGTTTTAAGTGCGCCGCCTCCGCCGCGTCCCGCCGGCCGCCGTTTGGCACGTGGAACAACAGCGCCAGCTCCGGCGTTTTTCCCTCTGCCCACGCCGCCCAGCGGAAGAGCATTTCCTGCTCCGCCGCCTCGTTTGCCGTCCTGCGACGCCCTGTCGGCTCCCTGTCGTTCGTCTTCGGGTTTTTCTGTTTCCCTCGCATTTACACTCGTCTCCGTCTTTTTTATTCTTCGCCCCACCACGCGCGGGCCTTCTTTTTCTTCGCGCTCGCCTCGATCATTCGCAGGCAGGCGAAAACCGATGCGTCAAAAAGATCGATCCGCAGCTCCGGCATGATCTTGCTGTACTGCACGGCGTCGTCGGTCTTCTCCACTCCGGCGACGTTTGAAACGCAGTATTCATACGCCTCGCTGTGGACGTAATAAAAGCGGCCGTCTTTGGCCGCCTTCTCGATGTGCCGGAATCCCTGGCTTTTTTTATAAAAATACTGAGGCTGATCGATCACCTTGAAACCGGCTTTCCGCATCTCCGGGAAGTATTCCTCTCCGGCAAACTTCCTGTCGTGCCCCACCGAGGCGATCCGGAAGCCCTTTTTCCGCATTTCCTTGAACCAGTTCACGACGTCCGCCATGTTCACGGTGGGCGAGTTGCATAGCGTCAGCCAGCCGTTATCGCGCCAGCCGTAAAGTGGGATATTATCCTCCTCTGCTTTGTGCGCCGCCTGCGTCACGGGGAAAAAGCCGTGCGTGATGCAGATATCGACGCCGTCATAGCAGCCGTAAAGGCAAGCCGCCGTCAGATCGTACACACGCGAAAGATCCGCGCCGCCGAACCAGTCGATGGGCAGCTTTGCCAGCTCCTCCATTGTCCACGTATATTGTCCATCCGACCGCCGGAATTCTTCCAGATCGAACCACGCTTTCAGCGCGGAGGTATAGACGTTCAGCGACCGGCTCAAAAAGTCCTTGCGCTGCTGCGGGTCCTGCATCGCCTGGCGCGCCTCCGCCATGATCCCCTCGGGCCGGATCGTGACCCCATACATGGGATTCGCCTTTTGGTGCTGGATCGGGTCCAGATAGTCACAGTCGCCTTTGTCGTCCGTGTCGGCGCGGGCGACAAAGGCAAACAGGGTATCGTCATCCACCGTGCCGTCGACCACTTTCACGGCGTACTCAAGCCGCCGGTAACAAAAGCTGTTCACGTTATCGCCCGCGGTGGTAATTCCGATCATTAATTTATTCGTGTAGGCCTTCATGGCCTCTTTGAAACGGTTATACTGCGCGGCTTTTTTGAACGCCTGTATCTCGTCCGCGATCGCCACGTTGCAGTTGAAAGAATCCTGCGCGTCCGGATTGCTCGCCAGCGCCTCGATATGGATCGAACCGTCCGGCTGTCCGTGCTCATCGAGGAACTCATAAAAAATGCTGTGCTCCGCATTATTGTTTCGCACCCGGAAATCCGAAATCATGCCGCGGTAGCGCAGCGTATAAATAATATCGTCGAATGCCTCGCAGGCTTGCTTAAGCGCCGCCGCCACAATATAGATCTTCGAGCCGCTGCGGCGCTCCAGCAGCGCCATGCCGAAGGCCAGCGCCGCTGCGAAAGCTGTTTTGCCGTTTTTGCGGGGAATAAAAATAAACGCCTCTTTGAAGCGGCGTTCTTCGGTGCCCCGGTAGAAAAAACCGAGGAGGTTATATATTATAAAAATCTGCCAGCGTTCCAGCCGCAGCGGTTTGTTTGTCAGCGGCTCGCCAGCCAGCGTCTCGCCCTGGCGGTGGACCATCAGCTTTTCAATGATCCCGATCACAAAATCCGGATCTTTTTCGCGGAGCTCCAGATCCTCGCGTTTCAAGTCCTTCTGGAAGCGGATGCAGGCGAGCAGGATTTCCTTTCCGCAAATCACCCGCCCCGCCACCACGTCCGCCGCATACGAAAGCGCGACGTCTTTATAACTTTTCACATCTCATCACTGCCCGGAAATTTTAAAGTTTCATCACCGTCGTTTGCGTCGAAGCATTTCGTCCGGAAATCCGTTTTGAACGCCCTCCATAAAGGATTCTATGCTTATTGACGTTTCTTTACAGCTGCAAAGCGGGCAAACGCTTTCATTGCACGCCGCCCAGATTTCTCCCGCCTCTGTCCGTCTCGACATACTGCAGACGTCCACGATCTCTTTGTTTTCATCATATGCGCTGCCGTGATACCGGCACCTTCCTTGGATTTTTTGAAACAACGCGACCGGAATCACCATGCGTACCACCTCCGGGTTTTATTTTTTCTTGTCCTGGCACTCCTCCGCAGGTCTGTTTTTGCCCTCTGCTGGTGCATGACAATGCAGAATCGGGCAGTTTTCCTCATCACACGTCGGAGTCGGTGTTCCCGGTTCCCACTCAATCGCCGCTTTGCATACTGCGACAGGCTTTCCGTAAACGTCGAACAGGTATTCGGAAAACCTGCACAAACTGCTCAACGTTGCAAAATTCAGCTGCACCATGCTCCATACCTCCGGTTTTTCTCTCTTCGTTGCAGGCACTCCCGCGCGGCCCGGCGCTCCGGCAGCGCGCTCGGGCTCCACGCCGCGCGGCTGCTTCTGTCATTCAGCCGCGCGGTTTAGCCCCCCTCCTGGCGCTCCGGCCGCACCCTCGGCCGGCGTGAAGAGCTCTTCACCTGCCGGGCCGCGCGGGACTGCCCGCAAATTTATACTTCCATGCTTTTTAGCGCTTCCGCCAACGGCGAAACCTTTTTTGGCTTCATGGCGTCCTCGTCGATGCGTTTTAGCCCTGCCGGCGTTAGGCCGAGGTCACGCCAGTAGCTCAGCGCGTCCCGGTCCAGATCGTTCACCAGCCGCAGCGCCGGATTCTGCACCACGTTTTCCGCGCCGGCCTTGTTGGTGTATTTCACAAGCACCTCGCCGCCGCTTTCCT